CAAATACTTGAACGAGTCTAAGAACTTAGACTCTAATGTACCACTTAGTTCGGGTGCATCTTTTATTTGTTGTTCTGAAGTGTAAAATAAGGGGTCTTTGTTGAATAGAGATTTCTTTGCAACAAAGAATTGATTAGTTTCGGGATGTTTACCACAAAAGATTGCAGGAGCACCATCCCATTTAACGGTCATATTAACACTCTTCTTAGAATTACCCTTCAGCATATCTCTAAGACCTCGTAAGAAGTTTATAGCACCACGACCACCATCAATCCCTTGATTGATAATCTCGTCTTCTAAGTGTTCTAAGTGTAAATTCTTTGCGCCCATAGTAGTATTATATCACATTTATGTGTTCCTGTCTACTATTTAGGTATTTTTAATACTCTTTATGCAGGGTCAGCCTTCATGGTTGTAAGTGTCGATTCCTCTGTTGCAAGAGTAGACTCCTTTGTCGAAATCCATGAAGTCCAATCACCGTTTTCATAACCCTCTGAACCAATCATTTCCCACTGCCACCAATTGTAGTTTAAATTAGGTATCATAGTTGTTCCACCATCATCATATGGTGTATCAAGGGTTCCAGTCATTTTATTAGTTTCAGAATCGTATGTCAAACCACTCCATGTTGAATTTGGATTGTTAGTTCTCCAATCAGCCCAAAATGCAGTTCTTGTTCCGTTCCAAGTAATTTCCCTTGTACCAGCACCTACAAAGTTATAGGATACATCTTTAACCCAGTTAATGTCTTCTTTTAAACCATCAACTATTTTTTGTTGGTCTGCAATTTGTGTTGTTGTGTAAGGCATAATTTCTCCGTATTATATGTTTATTTATAAGTTTACGTTCTTTGTTTAAGTGTTGGTGAGAAGAATTTTTCATACACTGAATCGAAATCATCTCCCTTATATTCAAAATCTTGTGTAAAGGATAACCATGTTTCTTTTGATTGTTCTTTATCACTTGTGTATAAATCTTCCATGTATGTTATGGGTATTGCAAGTTGTTGTGATATAGAATTGATAACCTTTTCTGTATAGAAAAAATCGTCTATAATTGGTTTATCTTTTTCAGTGAGGACTACAGGGTTAAAGTTGTACTTCTCCCACCATGTTCCATGTTTGTGTGCATGTAGAACCGATAATAATCTTTGTGTTAAATCTCTTCTAGTCATTAATATTACTTTATCAAACTGTAAACTAAACTCCATAAACCAAAGGGCTCTTTCTCTTGCATCTTCCTCGTGTGTAAGTGTTTTTAACTGGGGGTCTATGTATTGTTGATAACATGGTAGACATTTTATTGCGTGATTATCGGGTACAGTATATTCTTCTGTTTGTCTTGCTGATTTTTGATAATCCCAGTTGAATGGTTCGGAAGTGAATGGAATGTTATAGTGTTCACCCAATCCCCAAATAAGTTTAGAAGTTCCACAACGACCAGTGCCTAATAGTAAAACTTTCATATTTTAGAGAGTGTACTATTCTTTAACTGTTTATCAATCTTGACTAATTCTTTTTTGACTTTCTTATCTTCCTTGTTATCTCTAAGTTTCTTTTTGAGCTCTATTTTTTCTTGAATCTTATTAATCACTTCGATAGGTTGTAAAGTCTTCTTATTCATTATATTTTAAAGTCGTTGTATTTAGTGTTGCCTCCACGGTCATGTACAGGGATTGAATCATCAATACCAGTGTTTTCATACAACTCTTCTTGTGCTTCTTGTTCACAATCATACAGTTTCATACGACTTCTGTCGACACCTATGACAAACCTTTTGAATACGGTTGGGTCATTGTATCTATTCTTTAACTGTTTCACCACCATTTGGTCTAACTCTTCTAGTTCTTCTGAAGATATCAATGCAAACATAAAGTCTGCAGTAGCAGGTAAACCAAAGGACTCTGAAGTATCTGTAAGTTCTACATCTGTTGAACCATAACCACTTCTTGTTGTTTGTGTTGCACTCATAATTGGTACATCAAACTCCACTGCAAGTCCTCTAAGTTCTTCTGCAATACTCTTAATAAGAGTATATGAGTTTGCACCAGCGCCTGGTTTCACTCTTGCACTTGCACATATGTTTAGATAGTCAATGAATATCATATCGGGTTTGAAGTCTTTCTTCAATTCAAGTTCTTGTAGTAAGTGTCTGAAGTGACCGACATGTGCAGATGCAGTAGGGTATTCTTTGATTATAAGTTTACCTTTAGTTTTTTGTGCAATCTTATCAATCTTCTTGTCAAAGAGTTTCTTAGATAAGTCGGGTAAATCCTTCATAGGAACATTCAATGTGTTCGCATCTATCCTTTCTGCAATCCTTTCCTCTGACATTTCCATAGTGATGTATAGAACATTCTTGTTCATCAGAAGTCCTGCACCAGCCATATGACACATGAATAATGATTTACCAACACCAGTTCCTGCAAGACAAATATTCAAAGTCTTGTTTGGTAGACCACCCTTGGTAATCTTGTTGAAGTATTCCAAATCAAACGGAATCTTTTCTTCTTCCGTGTGATAGAACTCAAACCTTGCGTCTGAATCTTCAAGTTGGTCATGACCAATATTAGTGTCAAAAGACACGGAGAGTGCATCCTTCAATAGTTCGGGTATCTCACCTTTAGACCTTTTAGACTTTTCATCTAGTACTTCGATAGAATCCATGACTGCAATATAGATTGCTCTATCCTTACACCATTTCTCTGTCTCATCTACTAACCACTCTTCAGCAGTTTCATCAGATGTTCCCATGTTTTGTAGAATTGTCTTAGACCCAGTCACCACACTATCAGATAACGTGGTACTGTTGTCTAAATTGATGAGAAGTGCCTCTACAGTTGGGGATTTATTGTATTTCTCAAAGTACGAGTGTACCTCTTTCCATACAGTCTGTTCGTCTATTTCGTTGAAATACTCATCCTTAATGAAGGGAAGCACTTTTCGTGAAAAAGAATTACTCTGAATCAGATTCTTGAGTATTGTTGTCTCTAGTCTCGCCATATTTGAAATATTCCTGTGCTACTTGTTCTAATTTTTCCATCACTTCGGGTGTGAAGTACTTTTCGGGGTTGTTGTTAATTGTCTTACCAAATTCGGTCTTACCGTTTGGAAGTTTAACTCTTGTACTTGATTTCTCAAATACTCCAAATGCAAGTGCCATGTCTAATAAGCCATAGTACCTGTCTAACCCTTTGTCGTATGATAACCTCACATCAACCACTCTGTTCTCAACAGTCAATCTTGACTTTGCGTTTTTACAGTGGATGATATTACCAACGATTTCTGTTCCTTCCTTCTCTTTCCTTTTAGAAAGATAGATAATTGATGAAGCAGCGTACTTGAGTCCACTACCTCCACCCATTTCCTTTTGAGGGAACATAGAACCAATCACATCATATGTGTGATTTGTAACAATCATAGGAACTCCAACACGACCTAACTTAAGAGTAAGAACTCTGAATGCACCTTTGGTTATTTGTGCCCTCGTCATATCTTTGGTCTCTTTACCTTCTGCAGTGTCTTCGATTTCTTTGGTAGTTGATAACATACCAAGTGAATCTAAACAGAACATCATAGGTGGACGTTTTTCTTTGGGGGTTTCTGCATACTTATCCAGTATACTGATTGCTTGATTTCTGAACTCCTGCACTGTAACAACAGGAACAATAACAACTCTTGATGAGTCTATTCCTCTTGATTCAATCATATCTTTCGATATTGCAGATTCAGATTCAAAGTAGATTACTGCGGCATCCTTGTTGTCTTCTAGGAATTGTTTTACCATACCTAGTGCAAAAAAGGTTTTACCTGTTGCAGATTCCCCTGCAATTGCAGTAATCTTGTTTGAAGGAAGTCCACCATACAGTGAACCACTTAATAGTGCATTGAAGATATGTGAACCCGTATCAATAAACGAATCTACATCTCCAGCTGCAACACCATCAGAAACTATATTTGCATATTCGTTTCCTGATGCTTTTACTAAATCTTTTAAAAATGACATATTTAACACTCCTCATAAATGTATATACTATCTAGTATACACAAGAGTGTCTTATTTGTAAAGGGGTTTTTTAATCTTTTTTGTGGTCTTCTATGCAGTCAAACTTAATATGTTCTTCCATCATAGTTTTGATTTGTTTGATTTGCACTTCCATGAACATGATAAATGTAAATCCAAAAACTATTGAGAGTATGTAAAAGCAGTCTAATGCATCCAAAGTCATCATGATACTTTATCTATTTGTTCTTGGGTCACGTATCCAGTCTCCATAACGACCTTTCTGTTATCCATGTGTTGTTGTTCGACTAAGTCTTTATTTTCTCCAGTGTAAGGAACTGCATGACAATCATCAATCATTTTCTGATTAACATTTACTTTAGTTTCAAAAACAGGATGTTCTTCATCATAATGTGTGAATAACTCACCCAATATTCTTCCAAACTTTCCTTTATCATGTGATACAAGAGTTATACTCATTGCATCTTCTAATAAGTGTTTTAAGTGTTTCTTAGAAGCCTTACCGAATAACTTTTCAACTTTATCTCTTGTTCTAGATTCTGGCGTATCAATTCCCAACATTCTTACACGTTGTTTTTTATAAACCATTCCAAATCCCAAGTCGATATCTACATCTACTGTATCTCCGTCTACTACTTTAACTACACTTACTTTATATTCATACATAGTTTTATTTATACGGTTTTAAACTGCACTGAAATACCACAACCACAAACGGATTCTTCCTTCGGATTTATAATCTTAAAGAACTCATTTAGTCCTTCGTTAATCCAGTCCAATGTTGACCCCTCTAAGTAAGGAACTGA